AAGTCAACACTTTCAGCAAAGATTATTCGAGATTTTATGGGGTTGTGGAAAACTTGAGGTGGCCGTGGATCTCCTCCCAAGTTTTGAAAACTCGACCGCAAGCCGAACACCAGTAGACAGAATCGCCTGTCTTTTTTGTGCGGCGGCGCTGGGCCAGCCGGTGCTTTTCGCCGTTAGCCGTTTTGACAGTGAAAATGTGAGCGTAGCAATCAATGGTTGATTCTTGGTGATATTCGATGAAGTACATGGTGATGTAGCCGCACCGACCGCCAGAAGCGCCATCATCAGGATTCAGCTCCTCCGGCTCTTCATCTTGCCGTTTGGCCCGAGCGCGCCAGTACCACGACATATCAACGCCGCGGCTTTCCATCTCATGGGCGCGAGCGTCAGCGTCGGCCCGGCTCATTCAATGGCCTCCAGCTCCTGCTTGAGCAGCCAAGCAAACATACGCTCGGGGCTTTTGACAGTTGGATCAAGAGCCATCGACTGCAAATAGAGAAGCTTCTGCGTGCCGAGTTTCAAAACGGCGTTGCAGTAAAACGGCAAATATCGCCGATCGCAGAACACACGTTCGTTTAATGACATCACGAAAGACCTCGCGTCAGAATTGGTGATGCCCCTGCGAGATTTAGATTTTTTTGATTTCCCCTCACTGTAAACAGTAATTTTAGCTCGTTTGTTTTTATTGTCAAGCCCTTTTTTTATGTGCAGTTCCGACAAGGTAGCGCAGGCCGTCTGTGCTGTCCTGTCCTGTACTGTTCTGTACATTTAGGTGTTGCCTTTCTACCCCGAGCATGCTACAATAAAAGAGTTAAGTTATACCGTCTCAAAAAGACAGCAAAAACCACTCCCAGAGTAGCCGCTCTGGGTTTTTGCTTTGTTAAGTTTATACCGTCGCCCCCGTTAGAGATTTGCGAGCCTACAATGCTCGGCGACATGCCACAATGATAACTCACCACCCCCCCCGCGTCAAATCAAGCCTGTGGAAAACTTGTGGATAACTTGTGGAAAACTCGACCATGGAACAGAGGCGGCGGCCGACAAAATAAAAACCCAAGCCAGCTGTTTATTTTCAAGAATCCCAAGTAGATGGCTTGAAATATGGGGTAACAAGCGGTATAATGATAAGCACAATAAACTAAACGAAAGGAGCTACCACATGGCTGGAACTGTAGCCGGCGGCAAAAAGGCTGCGGCTAAAAACCTACAAAATAATCCGAACTTTTACCGCGATATCGGACGAATCGGCGGTAGAAACGGCAACACGGGAGGCTTTGCGGCCAACCCGCAGCTGGCACGAATCGCCGGCGCTAGGGGGGGGCGGATCAGCCGTCGCCGATCAAAAAAAGTAACCACAGGCAAAGCCAATGATTAAAACTCGGCTCAAAGACGGCCGCACCTACGCGAAGTTCGCTGACCTGACCCCGTGGGACAAGAATCCGCGAGACATCAAGCCGGCGAAGCTCAATCAGCTAATCCGCGACATAGAAAAAGCTCGAGCCATCACGCCAGACGGCCAAATCAAGCCGGTGATGGTAACTCGCAGCGGAATCGTCGTCGGCGGAAACATGCGAATGCGAGCCTTTGCGAAACTGGCGGTGACTGACGTGTGGGTGTCGATCCTCGACACAGACGACCCGAAGCTAGCGTTCGAGTGGGCGATGCGCGACAATATGGCGTACGGCTACTATGAGGAAGATAAGCTGGCCGACTTGGCGCAAGAACTCGACATCGACATTGAAACGCTCGGCGAGCTGACGATTCCGGAAGACCAGTCGGTCAAGACCATCGCTGAGATCATCGGCGACATACCCGAGGATCCGGAAGTATTCGAGGACGAAGTTCCCGAAATCGAGGAGACCTACCAGTCAAAACGCGGAGCGGTTTATCAGCTGGGCCAGCACCGAATCATGTGCGGCGACTCAACCAGCGAGGCTGATGTCGAGAAGCTGATGGCCGGCGAAAAAGCGGTGATGGTATTCACCGATCCCCCGTACAACGTGAACTACGCTGGACGGGGAAAGAACACCAGCAACACGATCAAAAACGACCATATGGACGGCGCGAAATTCCAGGAGTTTCTGGAGGCAGTATTCGCTACGATGAAAATCGCCTCAAAGCCGACGGCACCGGCGTACGTTTGCTACGCCAGCCGAACGCACCGCGAATTTGAAAATGCCCTGAATGAAAACGACTACGGCGTATGCTGCCAGATTATCTGGGTGAAGCTAGTCGCAAGTATGGGGTGGGGCAACTACCGCTCGAAGCACGAGCCGATCCTCTACGCTGTCCCCGACGGAAAATCGGTCCAGTTTTATGGCGACCGCAAGCAGTATACGCACTGGGAATTTAAGCCAAGCGACGCAGAGCTGCTGAACTGGGCAAAGTCGCTGCTGACCGAGGAAGAGGAGGACGACACGTCCGTCTGGAAAATCGGCCGCGAAAACGTCATGGGTTACGAACACCCGACAAGCAAGCCGGTGAAGCTGCCTGCCAAAGCGATCCTGAATTCGAGCCGAGCCGGTGAGACGGTGCTCGATTTATTCGCGGGGGGGGGGTTCAACTCTTATCGCTTGCGAACAGACTGGTAGGATTTGCCGAACGATGGAACTTGACGAGCGATATGTCGATGTGGTGCGCAAGCGCTATGCTCGCTTTATTGGTCGCGAGGACGATTGGGAAGCGGCGACACCAGAGATAAAGTAACATAACTACAATGGAGACTGAAGATGGAAGCAAAACCATTTGAATATAAAAGCAGCCGAGGCGTGACGTACTATCTGTACAGCCACGTCACCACGCTGCGCAATAAGCAGAAGCACACGATTTACTTCTTCTCGACGAAAAAGGGACTGAAGCACAAGGCCGAGCCGGCAGTGCCAGCTGGCTACCAAGTCAAGGAAGTCAAGCGTAACGGATTTGTCTTATTGACAAAGGTGCGAGGCTAGCATGAGAGTGACAGCAGAATGGGTCGCGCCGGGTCACCCGGACAAGATATGCGACCGGATAAGCGACGCGATTCTCGACGCTTGCCTGCGCCAAGACCCAAAATCACGAGTGGCGGTTGAAACGTTAGGCGGCCATGACTTGCTGGTGATTGCCGGCGAGGTGACCACTAAAGCCGAGGTCAACTACGAGGACATCGCTCGCAGAACAATCGCTAACGAAAAAACCAAGATCATCGTGAACATCGTCGAGCAAAGCCCCGAGATTGCAAACGGCGTCGACAACAACGGCGCAGGCGATCAAGGCGTGATGATTGGCTACGCAACCGCCGAGACTAAAGAGCTGATGCCGCTTGAGGTCTGCTTGGCGCGAAGCTTAAGCAGTCACCTGAGAGCTGGCCGCAGCCAACTGCAAGACGGCAAGACGCAAGTGACGCTCGACCATAACGGCGACCTTGAGACAATCGTCGCCAGCTGGTGCGGAATGAGCCGAGATGAGATCAAAAACATCATCGAGAAGTGGCTGTCGACCATACTGCTTGATTATGATGTCGCTGCAGCAGACACCTTGTCGGTGCTGATTAACCCGGCCGGCGACTGGAACATCGGCGGCTTTGATGCCGACACCGGCCTGACTGGCCGCAAGCTGGCCATCGATAACTACGGCCCGCGAGTGCCGATCGGCGGCGGAGCTTTCAGCGGCAAAGACTTCACCAAAGTCGACCGAAGCGGGGCTTACATGGCGCGACACCTGGCGATTCGCTGCCTGATGTATTACCGAAACGACATCACGCAGGACGCTGCTATCGTCGACTTTAGGCCAGTGGCTGTCATGACGCGCCTAGCCTACGCGATCGGTTATCCACAGCCGGTGGAAGTCACCGCCACGCTTTACCGCGAAGACGGAAGCTTCGAGGTGCGAGACCTGCTGCGCGAAGACATCGACGTTATCTACGGTTACGATCTGTCGCCGGCAGGAATGATCAAACACCTGGACTTGGGCGGACGCAGCAACCCGAGCTGTGAAAGCCTGGCGATGTTCGGACATTTTGGTTGCTGGAGTTTGGCGCGGCCGGCGTGGGAGAAGCTCGACGCAGAGTACGCTCCAACGCTCGCCTCAATAATAAATTCAGAACACAAAATCAGGGAGGCGAAATGACACAATACAGATTGAAGCACGACCTGCCGAACGCCAAAGCCGGCGACATATTCGAGGTTGAGGAGGGCTGTGTCGGCATGTTTAAGATTAATAAAAGCGGCGAGAATAATGAAAGAGAATACTTTTTCGACACAGGCGAAGTCGTAAACTTCGGCTATTGGTTTCAGCTAGTAGAGCTGACGCCGGGCGACATCTCGTTCAAGCCAGTCAAAGGCGATTACTGTTGGTATTTAAACGGCCGAATGGCACCGGCTAAAAAGGTTTGGCTAGACGACGAATCCGACAACGAACTTCGAAATTTAGGTTTAATTTTCAAAACCTGCAAGGAGGCGTACCGCGCCCGCATGGCTCGGCGCGCCAAAGTCAGAATCCAGCGGGCCGCTCTTCAGACCGGCTTCAAGCCGAAGTGGGATCAGCTCACTCAGCCAAAATGGTATCTGGTGTACAACCTGAAGAGCCGCAGACTTGTACCGGCGCTGGCTGGCCCAGTGAACCCAGGAGCGATCGCCTACTACGGCGAGCCAGGCCCTGCAATCCGAGCCGGTCGAAAATATCGCAGAGAATATCTGCTGTGCTTAGGAGTGATCAATGACCCGGAAGCGCCACTGCCAGAGATTGACAATGAAAACGATAACGGCGCATTGGGCTTCCGCCAAGGCTCGATATCAGGGTCATGTATCGGTTGGTGGGGAATTGATAAAGGAAAAGATGACAGTGACGATTGCGAGGGCGACGGTGATGATAGATGAAGAGCCGAAGCTTGACGAGCGCAGCCTGCGAATAGTTGCGCTCGCCCGCTCGGGCGTTGGCGGGGAAAAAGAAAACGCTCAAAGAATACTACGCCAGATTTGCGAGAAGAAGCACCTGGACTTTGACCAAGTGCTGGCTGGCACGAACGACGAGATCACCGAACGCAAGCTTATAATCGGCCGGCTGACCAAAGATGAAGTGAGCGTCATCGCTCGCGTCATCATGAACTTTGGAATGGACGAAGATCACAAAACGCTCAATGTATTGTACTACAACAATAAACCAACCGGCTTTGCATTTGAGTGCAACAAGGCGACATTCATCGAGACCGAGCATGCGGCAAACATTTATCTGCTAGCGTTTCGCAAAGAACGCCGCCAAATATTAAACAGCCTCAGCACGGCATTTGTCATCAAGCAGCAGCTACACATGCCTGACTTTTTGAGAGAAGAGATGACGGCGAGTGACGACCGAGAGCTGACCAAAAAAGAGCGAGAGAAGCTGGAACGCGATCACACCCGAGCCGTTATGATGGCGGCCGGCATGGACGGCGTCCAGGTTCGCAAAGCTCTAAACGGGGGAGAATGAAATATGGAATCGGAAAACAAAACAGTGCAGCTGCCGCAGACCAGCCTCGGCATGCACAACCTAATGATTGACCTAGTATTTGAGCTGGGACACGTGGTGGGCGGATTTCAGAACTGGGATCTCGATCCCGACAATTTGGAACACATGGCGGCTGCTACAAAAATCATCAAAGACATATCAAAATACTGTGCGTTTGACAAAGAATATACCGACGCGAAAGAGCGGCTACCGGAGATGATCAACAAGCTCGATGAAGCTTACCAAAAGGAGGGACAGTAAAATGGTTACAACACTAGAAACATTCGACTTTTGCAAACAGTTGCATGAATTGAAACCTGGGTGGACACCAGAAGATAGATTGTTCATCAGGCGAGAGGGCGAGCTGCCAGAGGTCGTAAAAGGCGTCAGTCTCGCCAAGTCTTTTGATGAAGCACCGAGATTTACAGTCGACTATTTGCTAGAGAAGCTGCCAAAACGCGTCGTCGACGGCTTCGACTTCGGCACGCTGACGCTTTCTACTCGGCAAGGGGAATTTAACGGCTGGATAGCGTCTTACAACAACGATGCAGGCTATCCGATAGGCAACATCGATGGCATTGCAGAAACCGCACTGGACGCAGTCTTGAAGCTGGCCATTGAGATGGCCGAAAGAACGGAGATCTAACCATGTGGCCATCATGCGAAAAATGCGGCAGGCTCTGCGTGAGATTTGACGACAAGCTGTGCGCGTTTCATAAAGCTGATCGCGGCGACTACAACAGATCAAAGCGCGGCACTCGCCGCAAGAAAACCAAGCAGGCCAAGCCAGAGAAGCCGGAGAACGCCAAGCCAGTATTCCCGTGGTCGACTAAAGACGGATACTTCAATGGCGACATGTTCGAGGATTGGCTAAACTCGACGCTCGATCCAAGCGACCCGTACTTCGAGCTGCAAAGAGCAATCAAGGCGCGCGACGCTAAACTGTGGCTGCAATTGGTCAACGAAATAACCAAAACGCTGAGGGAGACAGTGCTGCTGCGAAATTGGAAGTAGCGAGCAAAAGCAAAAGCAAAAGCCGGCGGATAACCCCCGCCGGCTACTATCTTGCCAGGTTTTATTTTACGCGGCGGTAGCTCTTAGCTTTGGCTGCGTCATGCTCGTAGTAGGTAGTGATGGTGATGCCGTCGATAATCTTGCCGCAGATGTAGGCAGGGCCACACATGCTCTTAGTTTTGTTTGACAGGCGGACGAACTCGCCACGCTCAGCGAACCGGCGGTCAAGTTCTTTGTGAGTAGCGTCGACCAGCTCGTCGATGTTTTTGAATTCAGTGCCGACCAGCTCCATGCCGCCGCTCCTGGAATTGAGAATGTGTAGTAGCTGTGGTGTGTCGTAGCTTTGCAAGGTTGTCATTTTGGTAGTCCTTTCGTTTAATTGATTGTACTTTAAGTATAGCAAACACGAGCGATAAAGTAAACCATTATTCCAAATAAAAACGGATAAAATACGCATAAAGTACGAGTAGCCTGTGGAAAACTCACAAGTAGTAAACGTAAACAATCGCACCAGAAGCCACGTAGCCACACGTAAGAGGTAGTAGAGCATTGATTAAACAAATTTGGTATTATTAAGACAGAAAAGGCTAGGAGGAACTATCAATGACTAAGACAAGCAGTACGACGAAAACAAAGCGAAAGAAAACAGCAATACCTACGTATAAATGGGACGTGGTTCAAGCCGAGCATGAATACGTGACCAACTCAAAGATGACCATACTTGAAATATCAAAAAAGTATGGGGTAAGCAATAGGACAGTTTCAATTTACGCGGCGAAACATGAATGGACGGAGAAGCGCAAGGTCTGTATGGACAGAGCGCTCGAGAAGACCATGGACGAACACGCCAAAATGATATCCGAGCGAAACACTGCTCATCTGGGCATGTGGCGAAACGCACAGACGGCAGCCATGAACGCTATGAAGCGAGCGAACGACCAGAAAAAGACCGGCGACGTGGCTAAATCGATTTACGCTCTGCAGGCCGCCATTGACGGCGAACGAAAAACACTTGGCCTGCCTACCGTCATCAACAAAACCACCGAGCCAACCGACGACCAGGAACGCGACACCTTAAACCTAGTAGAAGCCGCCGAGCGAGCTGAGCAGTTACTCAAGGAAGCAGATGAAAAGGCCGGCGAATCTTGACGAGGCGCGTGCCATCGCCGCCGTTATGGAAGCCAGCCGACGAGACCCGAACTTTTACGTAGAGAATGTCATCGGTGATACTTTGTGGGAGAAGCAGCAAGACGTGCTGCGAGCGATCGCCAAAAACCGTATCGTGACCGTCGCCAGCTGCCACGGCATTGGCAAGACGCACCTCGCCGCCCGAGCCGCTCACCAGTTCCTGAACACCTACAAGAACAGCTACGTGGTGACCACCGCGCCGACGTTTCGACAGGTCGAGGAGCTGCTCTGGCGACAGATCCGTGCCGTCCATAAAAAGTCGGCCATGGCGAGGAGCGGCCGCCTGCTGAAAACCATGCTGGAATATTCAGACGAATGGTTCGCGATTGGCGTTAGCTCCGACGACACCGACAAGATTCAGGGATTTCACCCGGCGAGCGGTAACATTTTGGTGATCGTTGACGAGGCGGCCGGCGTGTCCGAGGAGACGTTCGTCGCTGTGGAAGCCATCATGACATCACTCGGAGCGCACGCTTTATTCATCGGAAACCCCACCAAGCTGAGCGGCACGTTCTACAACAGCCATCACATCGATCCGAAAAGCTGCAAGATACGAATCAGCTGCTTCGATACGCCGAACTTTACCAACAACGGAATCGAGACTATCGAGGACTTGAAAAACCTTGACGAGGAGGCGCTGGAGATTGTCGCACCGTACCTGATTACTCCGCAATGGGCCGCCGACAAGATAACTCGCTGGGGAGTTGACACGCCGATGTTTCAGAGCCGCGTGCTTGGGCAATTCCCGACGGCCGAAGTCAACACACTCATACCGCTTGAGTTCATCGAGGCGGCAATGACACCGGAGCGACTGGCCGAGATGCAGGCCGCACAAAGCAAGGACGAGCCACTGAGCGTTGGTGTGGACGTGGCTCGCTTCGGCGACGACAAAACTGTCATCACCAGACGCAAGGGCAACATCGTCACTAACCAGCATGCCTACTCGAAAGAGGACACCGAGCAGACAGCAGGCCGCGTTAAGATGATTTATCCAGCGCCAGAGTTCATCGGCATTGACGAGGACGGCCTCGGTGGCGGCGTGGTCGACAAACTGACCCACGACAAGATCGACGGCGTGGTCGGCATACTCAACAACTCATCGGCGCGCAAAGACGATACCGGGCTGACGTTCGTTAACCTCCGCTCGCAGCTGTGGTGGAACTTGGCCGAGCGTTTCAAGAGCGGCAAGATTTACATACCGCCAGAATTCACCGAACTGGCCGCCGAGCTATCGGCAATCCGCTACGACATCACTCGGCAGGGTATCGCCGTGGAAACCAAAGAGCAGCTGAAGAAACGCCTGCACCGATCGCCAGACAGAGCCGACAGCCTGATGTACGCGTTCGCCAACTTTGTGCGACAGGCTGAAGTCCAGCGAATCGCCGTGGCGAGGAGGCGACAAAAATAACGGCTATGGTGTACAATGATTTTATAAAGCTATAACAAAGTAGGAAGCGCGCTCAATGAATATCAGCCTAACATTTGCCAAAGACAAAAAAGACAAGCGGACACCGCCGAAGCTCGACCAGCAGACAGGCTCGGCGGTGACCAAGATGCAGAAGCTGTACGAGAAATACGCGTTAGACAATCGCCAGAAGAATCAGGCGGCCGACTTTGAGCGGCTACGCAGCATTGACGGTACATTCCTGGCAATCAACAATCTGCTGACGCTGCCGATTTTGGCGAGCGAGTGGGCGATTGAAGCCGATGAAGAGTTCGATCCGACCGGCGAGCAGGCCGAACTGGTAAGAAATTCTTTCGAGTTGCCGCCAGAGCGCGGCGGCATGTCAACGCCGTTTCACTTGGTACTGGCTGAGATGTTGCGAGCCTTGAGCGAGGGATATCGCTACTTTGAAAAGGTCTACACATTAAACGCCGACGGCAAAATCGTCTACCGCAAGATTGCCGGCTACGACGCAAATACGATCACCATCAGAACCGACGACAAGGGCGGGTTCGACGGAGCTGACCAGCGGATAAACCCAGGCGAAGAACCAGTCCACATACCTGTCGAGAAATCATTCCTATTCACGAACAGCAAGGAACGCAACTGGCTCAAAGGTGAGAGCTTGTTCACTGCGGCCGCCTACCACTGCGAAGAGAAGCACAAGCTGTACTACTTCGGCCGCCTCCAGGCGCAGTCCGGATCAGTACCGCCACGCGTTGCAGTCGCCGCCGAGCGAGCGACCTCTGAACAGATGAGCGACGTGGCCGAGCGGCTGTCAGATACGGTCGAGATGAACAGCGCGGTGGTGATGCCATTCGGCTATCAGATGGTGGATTCAAAGTCGAACCAGCGAATGGACATCATGCCGCTCATTGACCACCACAACCGAGAGATGACTAGGAGCGTGCTGGCGCAGGCAATCATGCTCGGCGACAATTCGGGTGGAAGCTGGGCATTGAGCAAAGACCAGACCGACCTGCTAAACCTGGTGCTTGAGGGAATCATGAAGAACGTTGAGTACCACATCAACGCCTACCTGATACCAGACCTGACAGAGCTGAACTTTGCCAAGCCAAGCTATCCACGATTTAAGTTTGCCAAACTGACCGACAGCACGGTCGGCATGTTATCCGATGCATTCAACCAGATTCTATCGCAGCGGCCAGAGGCTCTATCCGACGAGCTGGTGCAGGCGATTGTGGAGCGCATGGCTCTGCAGATGGGTATTGACCTAAGCGAAATCGAAAAGGCGCAGGCAGAAGCTAAGCTCGACCAGAAGTCACGACCAGAGGAAGCCTCCCGTTTTTTATCGAGCAGCGCCGAACCGACATGGCGGCGCGAACTGAACGACGCTGAGAAAAACGTAAACCTGTCCGCCCTCGACAAAAAAATGGACACGCTCGAGGACACGCTCGACGCAGAGACTGAATCGATATTCGAGGCAGTCAAAGACGAGGCCACGGCGGCGCTCAAAACGCTTGAAAAGCAAGGCAAGGAGCTGAGCTATAAAGTTAGCCAGGAATTGCGACAACGCTACTTCAAAACGCTTCAAACAGCAATGACGGACGGCTTCAATTATGGCAAAACCGCAGCAGCGAACGAACTCGGCAAATTAGCGCCGGCGACGGACAAAACCGACAAGCAGCGAATCGCCGAGCGGGCGCAAGAATTCGTCGACCTGCAGTTCGGTGATGTCGAGGCTGAGATAGCCGCAATGCTTGGCAACAGCGATTCGAGCGAGATGGCGCGCCGGCATTTCAGCGAGGGAGCTATTGACGATGTGCTGGACGACCTGGCGATAGCACTGCTGGCCTACTTGGCCGCTCACACCAAGCCAGGCAATACCGTGGCGGTGGCCGAATCAATCAATACCGGCCGAAGCAAGACGTTTAAGAAATACGACGAGGACATCGACCGATACGTCTACTCGGCAATCCTCGACAAGAAAACCTGCCAGACCTGCCGCGAGCTGGACGAAAAAGTAGCAACGCCAGAGGAATACGCCACCACGCCGTGGCAAACGCCGATCCACTTCAGATGCCGCTGCATCTGGATTGCAGTGCTGGCCGAGGAAGAGGAGAAGCCAGAAATAACCGGCATGCCAACCATCGCCGGCGGATTAGCAGGAAGCCAACTGCTGCAGCCATCTACCTAAAAGTGATTAAAATATGCTATTGTTAAAACAGAGGAAAAAATATCATGACCAAGATTAATCAACACAACAATACGCGAACGGTAGTGATGCTCTCCAGCAGCACACTATCCGCCAAAGACAAGGGCGAAGAGGGCGACTGGAAAGGCCGCCGCTTCCGCAAGCAAATAGCGGCATTCGGCCAGCTGTATTCTCCGCTTGACGGCGAAGAGTGCGAACTGCTGGACGAAGCGTGGGCCGAGGAGATGCTGGCTAACTTTGAGGCCAAGCAGAGCGGCAAGATCCCGACGCTGCCACGAGTGAGTATTCCGTTTGACCACTGGAGCGGCACGAAAGATAACGCCGGCGAAGTGGTGGCTCTGGAAATTGTGCCAGGCGACGGCGTGTACGCCACGCTAGAAATCCGCGACTACGAGGCTTTATACCGGCTAGAGCAGGACTTGGTGTTCGACGTATCGATGTGCTTCAACTGGCACTACATCGATACCCGAACCGGCGACGACCGCGGAATCGTGCTGGAGCACGTTGCTCTGGTCAATGACCCATTTATCACTGGCATGAACGCATTTGAAGAAGCACCCGAGCAGTTGAAGCGAGACGAGGTAGAGGCAGCCGAAGCCTACCTCGATAACTTCAATCGCCGGACGAATGCGGTCGTGATGTTTAGTAAAAATAAAGTAGAGGAGCTTGCAAAAATGCGCAAACATTTCAGCAAAGACACCGAGGGCGAAGAGCCGGAAGTTGTCGAAGTAACCAATGACCGCGACTTTGATGTGGTTATAACCGTAAAAGATGATGACGGCGAAGATGTCAGCAAAACCGTTAAAGCTGGCGAAACCGTAGAAGTTCCAGCCGACCAGGAAGAGGCTGTGAAAAAGCAAATTGCCGACGCAAAAGACCCGAACGAAAAAGAGGGCGAGGGCGACGACAAAGAAAACCTGTCTCGTGAGGGCGAAGCCGACGAGGACAAAGACGGCGAAGACAAAGCTGATGAGGGTGATGGCGAAGCCGACGAGAATGAGACCGACAAGAAAGGCGAGGGCGACGACAAAGAAAACCTGAGCCGGAGCGAGCGCGAGGAGCTATCACGGCTACGTGCCGAGCGGAATCAAGCCAAAGCCGAGACTGCATATCAGACAATGCTGTCTGCTGGCATGATCGTCCCAGCTCAAAAAGACGCGTTTATGCAGCTGCACCAGAACCTGAGCAAAGCTGGCGGTCGCGTTGAATTTAGCCGCGATGGCAAAAAAGTTGAATTATCTACAACAGAATTGCTAGAGGAGCTTGTAAAAGCGGGCGGTAAGCGTGTACAATTTAATCAGACGGGCTCGACGAACGGCGAAGCCGCTGACAAAGACGACGACGCAGCGATAAGCAAGAATCTGTCGAAAGATGAAATCGAAGGATTAAAAGCCAACGGTATCACCACAAAGCAGATCGATGAATTGGCAGCGAAGTCACCAGCCTATGCCGAGGCGATGGCTCGAGTAAAAAGTAACGAATAAAAGGATTTGAAATGACTGCAATCACTTCATTCAAAGATGTTGCTCGTCAAGAGAATAACATCGGCCATCTGAAGCTTGCGCCGGGCGTGAGCATTCCAGAGGGCGCGCTAGTCGGCGTGAACGCGCAGGGCTTGGCAACCAACGCAGCTGAATCTACAGCTGATAAAGTTGTCGGCGTTGCGGCAAGTCCAGCAGGCGTAGGCCTCGGCAAGACCGCTGACCACGTTCAGTTCTGGACATACGGTGTAATCACCGTGAACGCAGCGTTCTCTGCAAAGCAGAGCGACATCGCTGCTTATGTAAAAGTTAAAGATAACCAAACCGTGGATAAGGTGACTTTGCCAGCCGACGCCGGCAAAGAGTGCGGCCGCATCGTCGAGGTGCTGAGCTCAAGCAAAATCCGCATCGCTCTAAAAACGGTTTAATAAAGGATTGAAAAAGATATGGAACCAGTATTAGAACAATCAATCCTGACCAACTTCTTCGAGGCTTACGAAGCGACCGAATCAAGCTCGACAGAGCTGGCAATGACCGTCAAGTCAAAGGGCGCTTCTGAAGACTACGGCTGGCTTGGTCAGATGCACGGTTTGCGCGAAATGTTAGGCGAGCGCGTGCCGCAGAAACTCAAGGCCTACAAATACGCGCTGCCGAACCGCGAGTTTGAAGATTCAGTCGAAGTCAAGCACTCAGACATCAAGGACGACCAGACCGGTAAATACTTGACGACTGCGCGCTCGATTGGCCAGTTAGTCAAAGAGTTCCCAGACGAGCAAATCTACGGCGAGCTGATGCCAAACGGCGAGAACGCGCCATGCTACGACGGCCAAAACTTCTTCGATACCGATCACCCGATCAACGAAGAGACTTCTGCTGTTCAGTCAAACTACTTTACCAGCACGCCGCTTACAGCTGAAAACTTCGCTAAGGTACGCTTGGCAATGTTGAGCTTTAAGGGTGACAAGGGTAAAGCCGTCAATAAGAAGCTCGACCTGCGCTTGGTCGTTCCTGTACAGCTAGAAGCTGCCGCAAAGGCAATCGTTGAGCCAGAGAATATCGTCGTTGGTGGTGTTCCGGTGAAGAACCCGAACTACAACGCAGCCAAGGTTAAAGTCTCCAGCGAGCTGACAGCCGACAAGGACTGGTACTTGATCAACGTCGCTGGCGAAATCAAGCCATTCGTTATTCAGGAACGCGAGTACGAGCCACTGAGCTTCCTCGGCGAGAATAGCGAAAAAGGTTGGTGGAATAAGAAGTATTACTTCGGCACCTACTGGCGCGGCGCATTCGGCTACGGCTTGTGGCATCGAGCTATCAAGTGTAAAGGCTAACCGCCGACACGCAGAGAAATCGCCTCCGCTGGGGGCGATTTTTTGTGTTACAATTTAAGTATGAACTAACTTCATAAGAAAGGGATCGAAATGCCAAAAGTATCACTACGGTTATCCAACGAGATAATCACCAACGGCTTGTCTCGGCGGCGCGCCGGCTTGGTTATTCAGCCAGGCAAACCACAAGAGTTCGACGTTGACGACGAGCAACTGGAAGCTTTGCTCGACGACGCGTTCATCGAGGTCACTGTCCTTGATGAAACCGCTTCAGAAGCGACGGAAGCTACCGAGACGACTACTGAGCCAGAAGTTGTCGAGGGCGAGGTTGAAACCGCTTCAAATGAGGGCGACGCAGAAGCCGAAGAGGCTGAGGCCGCTGAAGCCGCTGATGTTGAAGTGCCAACTCCATCGAGCATTAAAAAGCAACCACGCGAAGTTGTCGTGGCACAAGCTAAAGAGCTCGGTATCGAGCTTGACTACGATAACGAAACTGCTGTCACAAAGCAGGTGATGGCTGACGCTATCGTAGCAGCTCTCAAGGCGCAAAAGGAAGCTGCCGAAGCAGCACCGGAGGCGTAGAACTTTCATGAGCGCCAAGAACTTCACCTCCCTGCACGATATCCGACGAGAAGCTGGACTGTTGCGGCAGACCACCGACAAGCACGTCATTGGTGAAGTTGATGGCGCGAATCGAGTGTTTTATGCATCGCAAGCACCGATCGTTGACCGCGACGGCGACGATGAGGTCACCAAAGCAGATGTCACCGCTTACGTCGATGACGACGCGGTGGCGGTTGAATCGGTGGACGCTGCCACTGGTGCTGTCGTCCTAGTTAAAGCACCGAAGCCAAACGCCAGAGTGATACTGGCCTACGAATTCTCGGCCATCGAGCAGTCGGAGATCGAGCGGCGGAGGCAGTCGGCCGAGGATTGGCTGAAGCGGAAAGTTTCCCGGGTTTATAACTGGGCGGCGCTGGATATGGCAAACTTTCCAGACGTATGGGAAGACGCAGTACGGCTGTACGCGGCTGCCCTACTGCAAATCAGCGACTGGGGAACGAACGTCGACGTTGACGGCTCGAGCAAAGACGGCTACATGAAACTGAAAACCGCCAAGGAAATGCTCGACGAGTGGGTCGAGGACGCGGCCAACCTAGACCCGACCGACCCGAACATTGCGGCGGCCACCTCGGGAGCGTTTGCCAGCGACGGCGACCTGGTCGGCCGAATCAAGGGAAACCGAGCGCCGCTTGGCCCTGAAGCTGAGTTCTTCAATAAGAGGCGGTAGTCATGGCGATTTATATCTCCGGCCATGTCGAGGGAGACGTACAGATATCCCGGCAATTTATGGGATTGGAGACTAACCTCCAAAACTTTCACAAGCCGCTCGATAAATCCCGCAAGCAGCTGCTAAAGACTACCGACGCGAACTTCGGTATGAGCGGCGCGTTGATGGGTGGCTGGCAGCCGAGGACACAGATATACTCCTGGCCGCTTTTGCAGCGAACCGGGAGAATGCGAGGAGACTTCCGCTCCAGCGTCAAGGTGAGCCGCATGGAGATTTGGAATCCAACGCCGTACTTCAAATATCATCAAAGCAACCGACCGCGCAGGAAGCTGCCGCGCCGTGTTATGTTAAAAATAATCGCGCAAGACAAACGGCGAATCATGAAGTTCTTTCACGACTGGCTGGTTGACGAAGTGCGAGAATCGAGGAGGGGCTAATGCCACTAAACAGAGCGCAATATCGTGATCCAGTGATCGCGGCCATCATCAACTATTTAAAGCCGAAAGCACACCCAGACATTCGTACGTGGTATTACGGTGATACGCTGCTGATCAGCAAGAGCATGCTGCCAGCGGTGAGTGTGGCCATCGATGGCATGACGCTCGAGACTGATTCGACCGGCGACGACGTGACCAAAATGGCAATCACCATCAGCGTCATCACCGACATTAACGCCAACCAAGGCCGCGACTTTGATGTTGAAGCCGGCACGACAGAACTGTACGAAATCGTCTCCGGCAAGGACGACAACTTCATCTATACCGACGACAGTATCATGCGGCTGCTCCGCGAGAGGGTACAGCTAGCATACGCAACCACGCCAGACGGCGAATCAGTAAGCGTCATGCTCGGCATTGAAGACCAGCCGCTAAGCGTAGACTTCGGCATTGGCGTGGAGCGGCGCGGGCCTGGTATCTTCAGCGTTGAAGCGGCAATCCACACGACTGCCTATATTTACGCTCCAAAGATTCAAGAGAAGTACTAGCTGCCAAAAAGCTTTTGCCGTGCTACAATTAAAAGCAGAGGAGAACTCGATGGCAGAACTAAATACCAAACCAACCAAACCAGCGCCGGAAGTTGCACCTGAGCCGGCGGATTCTGGTGTCAAGGAAGCGTACTACTTCCCTGACTTTGAAGGTCAAGAAATATCAGTCCAAGCCACCTCTCAAGAGGAGGCTGTAAAGTTGGCGAAAGAGAAGCTCGCCAAGGAGGTAAACAATGGCTAAAGTTATCGGCCGACTGACCACCATATTCATCGGCAACGAAACTACCAGAGGCACGCTCGGCACGCCGACATTCGCAGTGCCAACCAAAACACTGAGCATTGACGACAAGCCGACATACGTTCACAACGATAGCGCCTACGGCAATATCTCAGAACACAACGCCAGCGACGTCATCAACGTGACTGCCGAGGGCGGATACGAGGGTAAGGTATTCGACCACATCATCGGCGCAGAGCTACGAGCCGTGTTCGGCCAAGCTCCAACCACCACCGACAAGACCGGGGCGAAGCAGCATGTGTTCAAGATGGCAAACAACAACAGCCACGATTCACTCTCGATTTTCGTCAAAGAGATTGAGCAGAAGTATTCGTACGAGCTAGGCATGGTTGAATCATTCACGATCACCGCAGCAATCGATGACTACCTGATGAGAAGCATTGACTTCAAGTCGCGCCGCTCAAAGGCTTGGACACCTGCAACGCCGCCAGCGTACACCCGCGGCAACGAATTTTTGGCGCGAAACTTGGCAGTGAAGATGGCCGACACGGCCGCAGGACTTGCCAGCTCGCCAGTCCGAAAAATCAAGTCATTCTCTCTTGAGATTTCAAAGAACCTGGACGTGCAATATGTGTTCGGCACTGACACACCAGACGACATTCAGAACCAGCAGCTGAACGTGACCGGGTCGTTTGACTACTACCCAGCGCAAGAGGACGTGCGGCAGGTATGCCTGAGCGGCAAGCCGCAGGCTATCCAGTTTATCGCCGAGAACAAAGCGGTGAATATCGGTACTGGCCAGCACCCAACGTTACAATTCGATTTCCCGACAGTAGCGATTACCGAAGACAGCCGAAGCCGTGACAACAATGCAGTCGAGACACGAAGCGCGAAGTTCCAGGCGAACTACAGCCTCGAGGACGCTGCAGCTATCACCGCAACGCTGATAAACATGGTTACTAAATATTAATTCGAGCAAAGGAGTAGGAGATGCCGCGAATTAGCAAAGAAAATATAAAAATTACAACGCCAGTGCTTGGCTGCGATGTCGAGCTGCTGCCGTACGCCACAGCAGAGCTGTCTCAGATGAACGAGGCAGTGTTCTTGGCTTATGCGAACTTTGATCTCAACGGAGCTGTTCAGGGCGAGTCGATGAGCGAGGACGACATTAAAGAGACCATGCGATTTGATAAACTGCCAGCAACCGCCATGAGCGAAATCAAAAACAACGCTATAAAGTTTTTGGTAGTCACCGTTGACGGCGACGACTTCGGCGGCGATGACGACGCTAAGCTCAAGAGCTTGCTGAAGCTGCCGCGTGAGGACTTTGACTTTATCCAGGAAAAGATCGAGGAGATCACAGGAGAAGTCATGAACCCAAAAGGCGAGCAAAAATCAGCGCAGCCTACGCCAAAGCCATAGCCGGCGTCAAGCACGCGAAAATACCGCAGGAGATCCAAATAGCTACCATATGCCAGACCATGGGCTGGACATTTCAGGACTACGTAAGCCAACCTCACTGGTTGATTCAAGCCATCGAGATAAAGCTTAATGAGGAGGGCTACGAAGCTGAACGCCAGGAGGCGGAGATGAGACGAAAATCTAAATATTAAGGGGTAGCAATGGACGACAGCCAGCTCAGACTTGTGATTGAAGCGCAGAACCGGGCGAGTAAGACGCTCAGCCAGATTCAGCGCGATGTCGAGAAGTTGAGCAGCTCGATGAAGTCGAGCATGTCGTCCGCTGCTGGCTCGACCTCATCATTTGCCTCCAAGGCGGCAAGCGCCCTGGACGGCATGGCCTCGGGGATTATGAAGCTAATCAAAACCGCCGCCGCATTCACAGCCGGCGGTGCTTTTGGTGGCAAATATTTCGTCGACCTTGCCAGCAGCCTGCAGATGACACAGCGGCAGATTGGTGTTTTGACCGGCAGTGTTGGTGAAGCTAACAAAGTATTTGGCCAGCTGTACAATTATACGCTCGGCAAGCCAATCGCATTCCCAGACGCTTCCAAGGCGGCCAAAACGCTGCTAGGATACGGCCGCACCACGCAAACCGTTGTCAAGGACATGGACACGTTATCTCGCATGTCGATCGTCAACGGCGCAGACCTGCAAGCCTTGGCTCTGGTATTTGGCCAGGTGACCAGCCGCGGCGCGCTGTTCGGCCAGGACGCACTCCAGCTGATCAACAATAATATCCCACTGACGACAATCCTCGCTCGGCACTTCGGTATATCGATGCAGGAGGCCAGCGAGAAGATAAATGGCGGCAAAGTTAAGGCTGAAGAGTTCGTCAAGGCAATGGAAAACTACGCAGCCAGCCTTGACATCGGCCAGATGACCGACACGTTCCAAAACCGCATGATAAGCCTGAGCGGTACGATACGAAGCGTCGGCTTGGAAATTCTGGGAATCAAGATTGATCCGATTAAGGGCATGGTGATTGAAGCCGGCGGGCTGTTTGATCAGATGAGCAACCGCGTCACGGAGACGACGAAGTTCATCAAAGAGCATCGCGAGGAGATCGTCAAGGTGGTGACGTTTATCTTGCAAAACGCAGTCCCAGCGCTCAAGGTATTAATCGGCATGTACGTTGCTGCCAAAGCGGCCGCTCTCGGCTTTAAGACCGCGGTGGCAGTTAGCGATATCAGCAAGGGCTGGAAAGATGTCACGAAAGTCACGAAAGAGGGAGCGACGGCGTGGACATTCGTCGGCGCGGCTGCAAAGACTGCCGTCAAGGGAATAACCAGCGCGCTTGGTGTGATGGGAACGGTCGGCAAGGTGGTATTTTCAGGCCTGAGCAGCGGGGCGGCCGGACTTGGAGCGGCCATCAGCTCGATACCGATCATCGGGTGGATAGCTATCATCATCACTGCAGTGGTCGGCTTTGTCGCTTGGCTTTACGCCACGAACGAGGGCTTTCGCAATTTCGTCAACGGAATCGTTAGCCAGATAGGAGCGGTGCTGGGGCAAATCGGCTCGGTGATTGGCTCTGTCATCGGAAATGTAGCAAGCGTCATCGGCTCGGTGATTGGCGTGGTGGTGAATATTGTCGGCACGATCGCGGGAGCGATTGGAACTGCCGCAGGTGTCATCGGCTCGGTGATTGGCGTGATTGTCGGTGTGGTGGCGAAAGGGATCAGCGTTGTCGTCGGCGTGATAAGCACCATCGTTGGTGTGATAAGCAACGTCATCAGCACGATACTTACGATTTTGACCCCAGTATTTCAGATTGTCGATTTGATAATAACCGCCATCGTCGGATTCGGCCAGATAGTCTGGACTATTTTCAGTGGAATCGCAGAAGTCGTCTGGACGATAATAAGCACCATTGTGCAGATCATTGGCGTAGTGCTTTACGGCACAATTATGGCCATCTGGAACAATGTACTTGTGCCATTTGGCGAAGCAGTCGGCTACATCTTTACTCATATGGGTGAAGTCATCAGCGCCGTGATGACATTCGTTATCACCATAGTATCGACAGTTTGGAACGCAATCGTTGCTGTGGTAACGCCGATATTGCAGGTCATCTGGACGGTGATATCGACAGTATTCAACGCTATTGTCGGCGTAATAAGTAGCGTGATGAGTGTCATCTGGGGAGTGATCACGGTGGTTTGGAACGCCATATTGCCATTCATTCAGCCGATACTCAACGTGATGAGCGCCGTCATCGGTGCGGTCTTTAGCGGCATTGCGGCCGTGGTGAACGGCTTGATGAATGCTATCAAGAACTACATCATCAATCCAGTGGCGACCGCAGTCGGCTATGTGGTCGGCACGGTCGGCCAGATTGCTACCTCGATCAAGAACGCAGTCCAAAACGCTTACAACGCAGTGGCAAACTTTATCGGGAACTTTACCAGCGCCGGCAAGAATCTTATCGATGGCCTGGTCAAGGGCGTGATGGGCGCGAAAGACGCGGTGGTTAACAAAATTAAGGAGATCTGTAGCGGCGCGCTCGATGCCGTAAAAAACTTCTTCGGCATTAAATCGCCGAGCCGCGTGATGGCGCAGATGGGTAAATTTATGATGCAAGGCTGGAGCGGCGGCTTGGAAAGCATGCGAGACGCTGTCGTTAAAACCGCCACAGACATCGCTAGCGACGTTTACGACGGTTTGAGTGGTGACATGTCGCTCGGCGGCTTATCGTTCGCAGGAAGCGGTATCAACGGGTCAGGAGCGACGCTCGCTGGCAGCGGAGGTGTCACTAACGTCAGCAATTCTGGCGGCAACCGAAGCACGACAAACCAGTTTAATGGGCAAATTGTAATAAACACGCCAGAGGCAGCCGACGCGTTCTTCAAGAGACTTGACCGCGATGGCGACTTGGCATCGATGGGAGTACCGACGTAATGAACGGCGACAGACGCAGATTTTTATTAAACGGATTTGACCTCAACAATGGCGGCAACGTCCGGGTGCAATCCACAAACCTATTCGGCATAGCCAAGCGAACCGTTGATAGCGGCGAGTTGGCACGAGACGACGGCCGAATCTTGCTGAACAGCGGCTACTTTGCAGGGCGAACCATATCTGTCGCCGGGCAAGTTTCAGCGTCGAGCCAGCGTGAATGCGACTGGCTAATCGACTGGCTGAAGCGAACGTTGACGTTCGGCCAGAAAATAGAGCTGGCGACGAATTTCCCAGAGGGATATAGAATTTGGAATGGCGTCGCCACGAACCTAAACATCAGCCGCGGATCATTTGACGTTAGCCGCGCCGGCTTTAGCTTTGAGATGGAATGCGAATCGCCGGCGGCAAGGTCGTCGGTCGGTTTGATTGATTTCAGCGCCGTCACAAACATAAGCACGGCCGCAAGCGCCATCTCTGTCGAAAATATCGGGACATATCGAGCAAAACCTACTATAATCATCATCAGCAGCAGCAGCAGCAGCAGCAGCACCGAGATTACTCTCGGGAATCCAGATAGCAGCGAATACCTAACGTTCAACGCGAACCTGAAAGCCGGCGACGTGATAACGGTCGACTGCGAAGCCAAGACCATTATCCACAACAGCATGCAGCTGCGGGCCAGCGGCACGTTCCCGTGTTGGGAATATGGGGCGGGAATGCTCGAATATCAGGACAACCTGGCCGCGCGAAACCACCAGCTGCGAGCCGTTTATAATCCAAAATATATCTAAAGAGGAGGGAAGCAATGCCAAAAACCTACAACGAACGAAAACGCTCAGTTAAGTTCCTGCTCGGGATTGAGGTCGAGAAGCGAACCGGCGGCGTTTACGCTGGCTTGCTTGAAAAACACCCGAACTACACCGGCGACACCAAGAGCGAGCCGAAAGAGAACTACAAGAGAGGCAAGGTGGATTCATGGAGAATCGACGACACAGACGGCACAGCCACTAACGACAGCGTCGTATCGATTCAAGTGCCGGGTGGCGTTTTCAGGTATTGGGCATTGTTTACGGCAGAAACTGGCGGCGAGATGATCGCCTTTGATGCACTACCATGGCCGCTTGAAGTGATGGCACCTGAAACTTTGCAGGTGCAGCCAGGCAACCTAACTATCGTGGAGGCCTAGCCGATGGCGCAGCTCCAGACGAAAAAGCCTCGGTCGTGTTCTATCACCGGAGGCGGCGACTATTTTTATACCTGGCATAACACCGAAATCGAGCCATATTCTGGCGAATTTCATTCATCTCTGGTGTTGTCGGGTAGCAATACTGTAAACATCGGGCGGGCGAAGCTGCGAATTGACGGCCAGGAGGTCGGCAACGTCCACGTTGGCGGCATTGCCAACTTTTACAGTCCACAATTTACGTTGACTGGCACGCTGACAGACTGGGGCGTGACGGCTGAGCAGTTGAAGAGCGGCAACGTCGGCTTCTCCTTTAAGTTCAAGATAATTGATGAATTCTCTGGCAGTACTTGGCTGACTGACGGTGTAGCGCTTGACGGATTCGACCTATCAACGCTCAATAGCGATGTTGTGCCGAAAAAGATATCATTCGTATTTGACGGAGACGTGCGGCCGATCGGCGGCGGAAGCCAGCTGATGCAAATCGCCAGCGTTCATCTTGTTCTTGAAGCTGATGTCACCTACCGATTTAATATCACAAACGAAATCAAGATGATGGCGACGCTTTCCCAGAAACAGCCAACCAACAAGGCGGCCGAAGTCATATACAGCGCCTATCTTAAGGACGGAACGTACCTCGGCCAAATAAATACTGTGACCAGCACGCCGGCCATTCAGTCGGAAGTCAATTCGCTGCATTCGCACATGACAATGAAGCTAGCTCAAAACGACGCGACGACGCGCAGCGTGGTTACTGAGATCATGACCGAGATAAACGAAAACATGCTGACGGAGCTTGGTTATAAAATCGTAGGCAGCATGACCACGCCGGTGGGCCTAGGGAGCGGCACAAACATCGACACCAACGTCAATATCAGCGCCAGCGTTCGATACGGTGAATATCTGCCGTGGCTGACTGAGGACGGCAAAACTATCATCACCGAGGACGCAAGGATTATCGTAGTGGCTGATGGCCACCCAGAGGGCCGCTCGCTATTTAATGGCTACATCAGCCAGTGGGAGCTGTCGGCAGGAAATACCGACAGCCAGGTGACCGCGACAGTCCTCAGTCATTCGCAGGAGCTGAATAACATCTACTTGCAGACCGAGGCGGAGGTGGCCTACCAACATAAACCTTATGGATTGGCGACGATGAGCTTCGGCTCGAGGCGATGGGGCTATTGCAACGAAATAATTCAGACCATACAGGTCACCGGCGGCAGCAAGACCGTCGCCGGCATCGAGCTTTATTCAGTGTGTTCACCAGGAACTAGGCAAGATTTCATCGGCGGGAATATGACGACACTGTACGCAGAGCTGCTGTCATATTCGACCGACATAAACCACGGGACGCCTGAAGCGGCCGGCACTGCGGTGCTGCCAGTAGGCGGCGGCATGTACGAAAAATTGTTCATACCATTCGACAAGAGCGTACGCATGATCAGCGGCAAGCGCTTCATCATAAAGTTGTCGGCACGCGGTGGTTCGCGATATGAAAACATTTTCCCATATCCAGTAGAACTGCTGGTGGACAGACGCGGCCGCTTTACCACCGGCCAAGGATTACAGCACAACAATTATCACGACAATCCGTTCTGGCAAGATTTTGGCTGGGATTTGGCGTTCTCGCTTTATGAAAGCCCCGGCGACTACAAGCGAGCGTTTTATTCGCAAGATCCAAGCGACATCTTACGCGAGCTGATAGACTTCGCGCAGAAGCAAGGCGCACACTGTCGCTACACTGAATCCAGCATTGAAGACACCGGCACCAAAGTGACCATTCGATTTAATGACGTGACGACGATTAGCGAAGCCATCGCTGCTGTGTTCAAATCGATGCCGGCCGACTGGCACTATTACTACGACTATGCTGAGAATATTGTGCATGCCCACCCAAGGCCGACAACCGTGAAGCGCAAGCTGCAGCGCGGCAAAAACGTCATCGGCACGCCAAAACTTGTCAAGACTATCGAGGAGCTGGTAAACGACGTGATATTCATCGGCGGCGAAAAAGCAGACGGTAAAACTCTCGTGGTGGCCGGCCGAGACGACCGCAGTATCGCCGAGATACGCCGCGGCTTCAAAAAACTGTCCGACAGCCGTTATAAAGACGAAACCAGCGCCAGGCTGGTGGTCGAGGGCGAGATCCAGCGAGGCAGCAAGCCGGTATTTTCAGGCGAAGCAACGTTCGCATCGCCAAAATATGAGGCGTTGGACATTCATCTTGGCGAACTGACGCAATATCAGGGCTTCAGTGCGACGATGGACGCGCCAGAAATGCAGATTGTCGCCATCACGCAGAAGCTCGAGACCGCAGAATTGAAATTCAACATACTACGGCCGAGATTATCGAAGCGAATTCAAGACTTGAAGCGCAATATGGACAACCGCGAACGCGAATCAGAGTGATATAATAAAGCTAACGAAAGGAATCAGCAAAATGAACCCAGGACAGCAAAAAATAAGTCAATTCCAGCCGGTAGAAAGCACCAGAGCGAACGATATTATACCGATTGTGCGTGATGGACAAAACCGATCGATCACGATCGGTAAATTCACCGGCGTTTTGCCAAGCGGGTGGACAACGCCAGCTGAAAACTGGACTTATAGCAATTTTGACAACGGAATAGCTGCGATTACCGTGCCGGAGGGCGACATTCGCCGATATCCAAACGGATTGAGGGTTCAATTTAAGCAAGGAACACCGCCGACAGCCAGATTTGGTATTGTTGTAGCGTCTACATCAACAATGGTTTATCTTTACATGATAAACGGGACGAAACTAGAGAGTCTAGAGATACGCGACGTCTTTATCTCGCCAGATTTCGCGCCAGGAACTGACGAGGGTGTCGATTTCTTGGGAGCAGTGCCAACAATAACGACCGCTGCAACTGTTGGAGTTTTACAAGGTACTTATACTCGTCATGGGAATTTGGTAATCTGTGATTTGAAAAACACAGCGACTTTTCCTACCGGGCAAACATTAATTAATAACGTAGTTCCTAAAGGTTATGGGATTTCTCAAGCTCAGGGCTCGGCGTTGATGGTTTTAGGCGGGTGGAATAACCGCATATTAAAAGGCATTGCTACTGCTCGATTTTTCGCAGACAGAAGAGTTGAATATGTTTCAAACAATGCTTTTAATGAGTGGTATGGTACAACCACCTGGGTCACCGACGATCCATTTCCAGTCCAATAGTTTTATTCACAACACCACCCCTAAAGCTTTGCAGGAAGCTGGCACAAAATGCTAAAATTAGTTTGATGAACGAGCAAAATAAAGATAGCGAAGCGCTGCTGCATGAGATCGATAAAAAGGTGGCGATTCTCTCGACAGACATGGAATACACGAAAAAATCCGTGGCCAAAATTGAGGGATCTGTCGATTCGCTAGTGCAGCAGCTGGCCAGTATGAAATTTGTCACGCCGGAAATTTTGACAAACTACATCGACAAGCACTCGGCCGACCACGACCAGATAAACAACCGGCTCGACACGCTCGAGGAACGATTCAAGGCTGAAGATGCTTCGATGGTGTCCACGCTGCGGCTGAAGTTTAAGGACTGGGCGGCGAACACAATCGTCATATTGGTGATTGGTTTAATGCTGTTTATTCTGATGAAGCTAATCGACGGTAGCGTGAGAATACCGAGCGTGCTATCATAGAGGCATGAGAGTTAAGGCTACCAAACATTCGATCGGGCGATGGGTCGCCCGCATACTTTTGACAATTCTGATAGTGATGATTTTATCTGGAGCGGCCGTCGTCTGGCGGTGGTATCCGGTAATTGATCGCTTGATGAATTGGTGTAAATATTATCCGCAATCGCTAGGTGACTGCGGTGAAGTAATAAGAAAGGGGAGTCAATGAAAGGAATTGACATATCAAGCTGGCAGGCTGGCTTGGACGCTGGTAAAATCCCGGCAGATTTCGTCATCGTAAAGGCGACTGAGGGAACGAACTACGTCAACCCAAGCTGCGATCCGCACTATCAGCAAGCAGCGGCGGCTGGCAAAAAGCTCGGCGTTTACCATTTTGCGAGAAACGGCAGCAATGACGCGATCGCTGAGGCTGACTTTTTCGTCGACAATATCCAAGGATACATCAAGCACGCCATGCTTATTCTTGACTGGGAAGACGGCGGCAACGTTGGCGATGTAGCGTGGGCGCGCCGCTGGCTCGATCGAGTGCAAGAGCGAACCGGCGTGAAGCCGCTCATCTATATGTCAGAGAGCGTGGTAAACAGCCACGATTGGAGTAGCGTCGCTGGCGCTGACTATGGCCTCTGGGTGGCGAAGTACCGCGACATGGCGGTCGACTTCAACTACGACATGAGCCAAGCAGGCACGCCGCCAAGCGTGAAATACTGGTCAGGCTATGCGATGTGGCAGTGGACATCAAGCGGCCGACTTGACGGCTGGGGTGGAAACCTCGACTGTAACGAGTTTTATGGCGACGCTGAAGCGTGGGATAAGTACGCAGGCGGAGCGCCAGCACCAGCTGGACACAGCGGGCAAATTGCTAACCCACAACCGGCACCAGATCCACAGCCGACATACACAGTTCAGCCAAACGATACGCTGAGTGAAATTGCCGCGAAATATGGCACTGACTATCACTACTTGGCAGCCATCAACGGCATTCAAAATCCAAACCTGATTTATGCAGGCCAAGTGCTGCGAGTGCCAGGCGGAAGCGCGCCGGCCGAGCAAACCGTGACGGTTCAATGGGGCGACAATCTCAGCACGATAGCGACTGCTCACGGCACAGACTGGCAGACGCTGGCTCAAATCAACAATTTGCCGAACCCGGATCTAATCCACCCAGGCGACGTTTTGAGGCTGCCATAATGGAACCAGATCTGTCGAAAATCACGATCACAAAGTCGAGCCTGTACTTCCGCGAATGCAAAGCTTGCGGCTGCGTGACGCTGCACATCGGCAAGACCACGCCAGAGATGCCAGCAGGCTCGACGTACAACGACTGCCTGCAGTGCCTGGTTGACGCGCACAGCGTCCCAGGCCTGAGCCGGTGGCACGACCCGAAAACGGGTAAGTTGTTAACCGAGCCGCGAGGCGAAGAGCCTCCCAAGAATGTAAACTAAAAAGCGTTTTACTTGACATCTGCGAGCAACATGTAAAGTAAATGTAAACTTTAAGGAGAACTTGACATGATGACTAACTTCATCACCACAATTTTAATACCAGCAGCAGTTATCGGATTTGCCGAATTAGTGCGCCGATTGTTTAAGAAAGACTTCGAGGCGGTGATTATCATCGCAGGAGCGGCAGCGATTGGCGTCGGACTTTCGCTGCTAACAAATCACGACTGGACATACGGATTGGTCGCAGGTTTAAGCGCCAGCGGCTTAGTAACAGGCTTGCAAAAATTCGGCGATGCTGTAAAATAGAAATGGTCTCGTATTGATCTTCAGATGAGCCAATCTTACGCAGGTAGCAAGAAGCCGTAGCCCTCCGCTGCGGTTTTCTTGTGCTAGAATTAAAACAGAGGAGGCGTTAGTCGAAGCGTCTCCTCGCCGAAAACTCCCTAAAACAAACATTATCTACTAAATTAACCGAGCCAATTCGCACATAATCCTGGCTCGGTTTTTTGTTTACCAGAGAACGCCGCGGACGGCATACCAGGCCGACCAACCATTGCCGTTGCGAGCCTGGCGCTCGCGGTATATCTGCAGCGCGTAGGTGGCCGCCCAGACAGGATCTCGCCAGTCGCCGCCTGAGAAGTAGCCGCGATGCCACTTGTCGTTTATCTGGAAGCAACCGAAGTCGCGAGAGCCGTCGAAATTGACTTCGCCGATGGCTGCCGGAAGCTCGGCGCGGTTTTCATGCGTCATGACGGTGATAGCTCCGGCCTGCAGGTGAGCCGGCCAAACCTTGGCAATGGCCGACCGGCAAGTTTCTGGCGTGGGCGCAGGAGCGGGAGCGGCCGGCTCTGCCTTTTTCTGCTCAGTTTTGGCGGCTGGTTTTTTATCAGACGGGTCAACGCTCGGCTTTTTGTCCGCAAGCGTTTTATAAGCGGAATGAGAAGCCGAGGCTGAAGTTCCCGGCGGCGTTGGCTGTCGGAACGAGTGAATCGTAACTGACAGTGCCGCGACTAAAATCAATAATGCGAGTTTTTTCATAAAGCACGCTAGTTACTTTTTGGCGACGTCGCCCTCCGCAAGCCAAGCCGACTTGATCAGCTGGCTGACGCTGTAAAGGCCAAGCAGAACCGCTAGCGCAGTAACAATTATATCATTGTAGCGGATCATCAGGTAGCTGCAGGCAGCAGCAGGCACGACAATCGTGCCGACACGCCAGATAGTGCGAGCGCCGCGAGCCGTTGCGATAAATTTGTCGTTTTTTTGAAGTTGTTTTGTGAAGTTTTTCATTTCGTTATTCCTTGTTTGATGTTATTTTTACAATTTGTGCCGGCTACAATGCCGCCGGCGAGGCAATCGATTTATTGTTCAGTCATTACGCGACGGAAAGTCATCTCCTCGGCACGCTGGAAGTCATTCTTGTTGGTGAAGTGACGTGGAATGAAGTATCCCTTGTAAACCAGTCTAAAACTGTTAGTGAAGTCGTCAAAACCGACCTCACATTCGTCATAGTGCTGCTTTGCGAAGCGCTTGAAGCCGTTTTCAACATTGCGCAAAGCAATGCTTTTGATGTAAGCCTCAAAATTGTTTATACTTTTGAATCCAATCATTGGTAGTCCTTTCGTTTAATTGATTGTACTATCAGTATAGCAAACACGAGCGATAAAGTCAAGAGTTTCTGGAGAGATTATTCAATAATTACCCCATATCAGAGGTAAACCTGTGGAAAACTCCGAGATTATCCGGAATTTCCGGACAATCCAAAAGCACACCGCCGAAACGGTGTGCTGCGTAGGAGTTTTGCGGGGGCTACCTAACCCGCACCTCCATTATAACGCGGATTTGGCTCGCCGCGCCACTCCGCATGCTCCACCCGGGTGAGGAGAAGCTCGATCCGCGGATTATAGGCGTCTTTTGCGACACCAGAGCCATCGTGCGAGACGAGAAGCCAGGCGTTGTCGTCGAGAATCATCTTCTTATCTTTCATCACGTCCTGAATCCCCTCGTAAAGAGCCGACAGGTCGACAGTGCCAAAAGTTCGGACGAAAAACCGAGCGCGAAGATTAAACGGAAAGTCAATCGTCTCCCATTTCCGGCAAGCGAGGATTTGAAACACGCTGATAGCTAGCTCCACCTGATCATTGGCCAGCTTCAACCATCGATTGTAGGCAGCCGTGTTGTATTTGCGCGCTCGGCCGCCACGGAAGCTGACCTTTTGGTTATTTTTCTTGACCGCAGGCTGCCCCAAGACGGTGAAGCCGAACGAAGCCAGCCTGCCGTCATTGCCGATTACGTAATTGAGCTTTATATCTTGAGGCTGGATAGTGGCCCCAGCCTCTATTGGCGATAATGTGGTTGATTGCCGCTGCATGCTCATTTAGCTTCGCCTCCAGCAGCTCCGGCCCCAGCCGAGACAGCGTCTCCATTGGATTGACCGGCGGCATTATGTAATCCACCGGTATCATCTCCAGCGCGGCGGCTTTCAGCTCGTCGGCGGCGCGTTTCGCCGCTTTTTTTGCCTGCCGCAACTGCCAGCTCGCGGCTAGTTGCAAAGCCGGTCGGGCCGCCAGCATTGCGACCCCGACGGCGCACCTTTTGAGCGAGTTTCCGAAAGTAGTCCGGGTCTTGCTTTTTGAGCTTGGCCGCCCGGAGCGCAGCCGCCTGTTTTCTGCCATGACAAACCACCCTATTTCTTGCCTTTCGTATCAGGGCCAGAGATAAACAGCTTTACCAGCTCGCGAACCGAACCGACGACAACCGCCAGAATGAATATACCGATTATGACAGCGCCACCCACCAGCACCATCTTGATTATAAAGTTTATAATTTCGAGAATGTCCATTTTCCCTCCTTTTCTCGATATTAAATATATAAGCCCTGAAGCCGTTGCAGACTCTTCGAGCGCGGATCTTGATATAACATATCACCATAGCCAGTCAGCGATTCAGCCCCAGTCTGATCAAGAATTATCTTCGAGTTCATACTGGTGGTGACGCTAAACGCTATCTTTGTCGGAATGTTTGCTTTGATGAGGCCGGTGACGACATCGGCGCTCGGCCGCTGAGTAGCCAGCACCAGGTGGATTCCGACGGCGCGAGCTTTCTGGGCAAGACGGATAATCGACGTTTCGCAGCTCGGAGCAGACGACTTCATGGAGCCTTTGAGCGACACCTGTAGCATTTTTTGAGTGATGCGACCAGTTGGGCTCATAGCTAAAGCTTCGTTCATAAACGCCGCGAACTCTTTATAATCAATGTTTTTGATGTCCGCGCCGGTATCGGTCATGAGAAGATCGGCGAACTCGTCAATGACCACCAGAATGCGCGGCATATTGCCGCCTTTGTAGTCATCGATGGTGCGAACGCCAGCTTGGCGAAGCCGGCCGTAACGATCCTCCATCTGCTCGGCCAGGCCGTGGAGAACCTCCGCGGCATCTGTCGGTGTAGTGACGATATCGTTCCACAAGTGCGGGTCGCCATCATACAGCGACAGCTCCACCTGCTTCGGATCGATTAAGACCAGCTGAAGCTCATCAGGAGTTAGCTGTTTTGTCAAAGCGTGAAGCATCACGTTGAGCATGACAGATTTACCAGCACCAGTTTGACCAGCGATAAGCAGGTGCGGCATTTTAGTGATGTCGCCATAGTGAATCTCGCCGAACACGTCCTCGCCGAGAGGAATCTCCATCGTACCAGGCTTGAGGTGCTTGCTGTCCTCGAACGGAACGACGCGGCGGTCTTCATTCGGCACTTCAATGCCAACCAGGTCAGTGCCGCGAATCGGTGCTTCGATACGAACATACTTCGATTGAAGCGCGATGGCAATGTCGTCGGCTCGCTTGGCGATGGCACTCATGGCGATACCACGGTTAGGCTTGAAAGTGTACTGAATCACCGAAGCGCCGATGTGAGTGTCGCCGGAGATGCCGCCGATACCAAACTCGGTAAACTTGCGCAGGATAAGCTCCTCGGGCGTGCCGTCCGAGCCATCGATATCGACAGTGACATGCCGAGGCGCGAACTTGTCGGCCACCTTGACCTGCTTCTTGACGCGAGCAGCATCAAAGCCGACCTCCATATTTGAGACCAGCTCCATCGATTCAACGCCACTCAGCGTATCGCTCGGATTAGGGAAGAACTTCGAGTGGTCGTCATTGACATAAGCAAACACGTTAGTGATTATCTTCTGTGCGACCGGAGCGAATGCCAAAAGCGATTCACGGTCATAGACGACCTCGCGGCGCTGCGGCGAGCCATCGCGATTGATGGATCGTTTGATTTCGCCGAAGCGAACACCGGCGAACTCGCGGCCATAATGCTTCTCGGCCACGACCAGATAAATGTAGCCCTGCAAAAGATATTTATAATTCTCTTCGTCTTCCGGAGAATAAGCCCCGACACTTTTATGGTCGTCAAGCCAAGCGCTGCCGTTTTCGTCCTCATCAACCATGTCGATCTTGGCGACCATTGGAACGCCAGCGACCGGCTCGCGGAGCTTGACCTCGATATCGATGATTTTATGATACGAGGGAGCTTCCTCAAAGTATTTATTAACCAAGGTGGTATAATCCTTGATCATTTTTTCGCGGCTGCCAGTTTTGCCATAGTCAATTTCGTAGTCGCTGGTGAAGTTTATCTCCTCAAGCCCGGCCGAAACCGACGCTTGAATATCAGCTCCCTTGTAGTATTCCTCGAGCGCTTTATGAAACGCCGTGCCGACGATCGCAGCCGGCGATTTAGCGTTATCCCAAATCCCAGCGACATAACGCTTGTGAAACTCTACCTGATTTCGCAAGAACGAAATGATGGCAGAATAACTCAGGTGATCAACTCTATTCGCCATCGACTGTTTCTCCCTCGATTACGTTGTTTGAAGTTAGCTCCTCCTCGACATAAATGCCAGCAATGTCGAAGCCGGCGCGAAGCGCGTTCGCCTCGGCACATTTCGTGAGCATGACACGCGGCATAGTTTTCCAATTACCGGTCGGCTTGCCCTCTTTATTAGTTTTGACGAACTCTTCATAAAACGCCTGATATCGCGTTATTTCGTGCGGCGTAGTCTCGCCAGGGAAGCGACCGAACACAGGCACGGTGACAGATTCTGGCAGTTTCGTCTCTTGATCATACGTGATAATGGCCGCGCCGGTGTGAGTGTACACGCCGCCAGCCCGCGCCATTTTACGCAAGCCGTGGATTGAAACGATCGGCGTTAGCTCATCGCGACAGCGAGACGAATCCCACATATAAACAGCATAGATTTCTTTCTTAAATGGATTCAGGCCGTATTGATTGGCCACGGCCAGAAACAGCTTCAAGTCCTCGATCGGCCGAGCCGCGCCGTTTTTGGTGAGGCCGAGAACGGAACGGTGTAGCGTCGCGAGCATTTTCTCTTTTGAGAGCCGAGTGTTCTTGTCGAAAAGTCCGGCAGCAAGAGGCACGATATCAGAGTAGAGATTCTTGCCTCTCTTCGCGACAGCGCGCTTGGCGTCTTTTTCTGGATCGACGGCAGGCTTAGCGGTTGATATTTCAGGTGTTGTCATACTTGGTAGTCCTTTCGTTTATTTTACCTACTCCCAGTGTAGCCGAACACGGGCGAAAAGTCAACCCCATATTTTAATATTTTTACCACGAAAAATCCCCGCTCGCAGTCGGGGACTTTCCGGATACTGTCATTTAAGGCCAGGCGCTGACCACGCTTCGGGCTAAACGATCGAACTACCAATTCTAAAGCTTTTACCCGAGGCAACTGTCAAGCGCCTGGTTCGCTCTAGGTAAGGGTGGGCATCACCTAGGGCGAACTTGACGCTCGACAACAATGATATCAGAACAGAGACAATTGCTCAACCTCTACTTTGCCGAGCTTAGCGGTCAAGACGATGAGGCGACGCTCATCGACATCGACGGTGCGACTGTTAAATTTGGCAGAATAAACCACCAGCAGATCAGACATCACTTTTTGAGCTAAGCCGAGATCGGCGATTGCGGCCTCCAGTTCTTCGTCGGCGGAGCGAACGGCTGGGCTTTCCGAAATGGCGATCGCCAGCTTGTCACGAGCCGAGCGAACCTGAGATTTTAAGTCGTCAAGGTCTTGTTTTTCCTCGAGATCATCAACCAGATCCTCGCGGTTTTCTTTCGCGGTGCGAAGTTTGAGCTTGGCGCGTAAAATATTTGAATGAGCCGAATAAATAGCACTGAGAAACTCCTCGCGAGATTTTGGCTGGACATTGACCTCCGCAGGCTCGTCATCAGCCGGGACTTCAATAACGTTCTCCTGCACCGGCTGCTCTCGCCGGGCAAGCACTTGGTCGATAGTTTCAAGCGCCATTTTTGACCTCCTGTTTTTCAGCCTCACGGCGAAGCTGTGCTTCTTTCATGTGCTTATTCATAGTGCGCCAGACCATGCGAGATTTTGGCTTGAAAGCTTTATAGGCTTTTGCGAGCCGGCGACGCTCGGCACGATTACGTGGCTGCATTGGGTTCGGTTTGTCTTGCATTGGCAGTTCTCCGTTTAGTTTGATTTTTCAATTGTACAATGAGTCCAATCAGAATTGCAAGCATAACCAGCAGGCGGAACGCAACCTTTCTCGCCAGCCATCTCATAAAACGGACACTGGCCGACAGTACCGGCGTACGATTCTGGATCGCCGGGCGTTACCGGCTTATTGGTAAACGGAATGTGCGCGCCTTGCTGCGGAGCGGGGGCTGATGACGGTGCTGGGGCAGGAGCAGGAGAAGCCGGCTGCGGCTGAGCTATTGGTCGTCGCGCTTCAGTATTTCGACTGCTATGCACACTTGGACGATTGCCAGCAGAAACAGCAGCAGGCTGGTCAGTCTGTCCGGTTGCTTGCACCTTTGAGGGTGTCTGGTCGGACGTAGCCGACTTTTCCTCCTTTTTCGCTTTTTTAGCGTCTGTTTTTACTTCCGTGGCAGCGTGAGGCTGCTCAGGAGCTTGACTGAACGCAAAAACAGCCACGCCTCCAGAAAATGTCACGGCGACTATGGCAGAGGCGATCAGGACGCTACGCTTGGTTATCTTTGGTAATTTCATGGTGATTCCTTTCATTTAATTAATCAAGGGAGGCCGATGGCCGACTATAAGTCGGCACATCGGGCATCGCTAAGCGTGGTGGTTGCAGTGCTGAAGTCGACTGCAGTGAAGTGAACGCTGTAGCCATAAAGCTTGTTGCGAAGTATATCGTCAAGCTCCTCAGCAGCCAGAACGGTACGTCCATCGATGGTTGTCTTTCTAAGCTCGATGGTGATCACTTGGTTATGTTCGAGCATGAAGTCGGCTGTGTTAGCCATCATGATTAGAAGCCCGGCGACATCATCAGGGTTGCTGAAAGCTATCGCGTCGTGGTCGGTTTTGATAAAGTAGGTTGCTTGATACATTTTTGGTAGTCCTTTCGTTTAATTGATTGTACTCTTAGTATAGCAAACACG